GGTCTTTGACCTGGGGGTTGGCGTCCAAAACCTCCATCGGGACGACCGTCTCGCCCGGCCCAGCATGTATAATGTAGATGTCGCCGTTTCTGCCAAACTCCGCCAGCCTGTCCACTTGCTTCTTCATAGAAGCGATACCGATAGGGGCGAGGTCGTAATCCGCAGAGGCCTCCGCGATGGATACGAGGCCGTTGTTTGATGGGGTATATGCTTGTTGTAACATCACGACAGCTCCAATACGTTTGCAAAGACCTGGATCTTCGACGCCACATCACAATTGAAGATAAGCGTGTCTCCGGATTCAAGGACAAAAGGCCCTGTGAATGACACGTCTGCGGTGGCGGAGGACGAGGCTAAAGTAGCCATCGTGGCCTTCTGCAAAATCACCGTTGCCGAAGCGGAACTATCGGTTATTTTGGAGTATACCACCACCGCTCCCGTATGGCTATTGTACAAATTAATGTTCTTCACCAGCGCAACGGTTGCTGCGGGACAGGTGTAAACGGTTACATCCCCCGTAGCCCCGACAATAGTGACTATATTCTTGTACGCGGAAGCCATTAGTCCATGAACCAGTTCATTCCGTTTGTATCGTCCTGCCCGCTAACAACGGAGGGAAAGTCGATCTTTGTTAGCGCCATCTCCAAGTCCCGAAGGATGCGGACAAAAGTGTCTGGGTCATATTCATCGGGAGCCATGGGCATACTGTGATCTAACAGACTAACCATCACCGTCTCCCATCGGGCCGAATATCAAGCCGTAAATCACCCACTGTCCACGTTATGTCGGTTGAAGAGCTTTCAATCCGTAAAGCAACCTGTCGAGACCGGCTGCGAAGGAAGGACTGCTGTGTCGTGGAACTGACGGCGCTCGTGGAAGCGGTGGTTAGACTGTCTCCGGGGAAATTGCGCGTCTTCAACACGTAGTCCACGGACGCCTCCGCATCGCTGCTGGTAATGTCAATGTCCGGAATAAGGCGGCTTATAAACATAAACTGTTCGCCATCGCCCAAATCAAAGTCTGCCGATTCAACGAAAGCCGTCATAGGAGATCCGTCGTCATCGTCGCCCATTTCCTGGACATAGACATAATTAGTGCCGCTTGACACGCCGGAAGCTCTCGGATTGTCGTGTATTCCGTAGTCTACCCACGCGGTTCTGGAGAGAGATCCCAGGTCCCAGGTGTTTTCTGTGAAGTTAAACTTAACGTAGCGATCTATCTCTGTGGCATCCGCGCTTGGATAAAACCAGAACACTTCGTCAAACATCTTATTAGAGGCTGCAAAACATTTAAAACTTTGTTCCAGGTTGATGTCGTCAAAGACATAACGCAGGAGGGTACAAGGAATAACCTGTACCCGGCCCGTGTAGACATGAAAGTTCTCGCGGTCCATCCAAAAGACCTTGTCGCCTATGGTGGCTACAGCATTAGGCCCAATAATAGAAACATTGTTTGCCAGCATACTGATGCCAAACGTAAACGGAGGCCCTGTGAACCGCATTGCGTGAAGTGACGTGTCCGTCCAGATGAGCATTTCCTGACGGGTCTTTTGGGCCGATATGATTTGAGAACCGGAGGAGATCCGCTGCGATCCCGCAGTGTTCGTAGCGGTAGGAGTCCAATCCACGGGGCCTTCCTGATCCGACCATCGAACCATGAGCAGATCTTGGTCAGACTCACCTAACGCATTACAACCGAAACAAACAATATGTCTGTCGGCACCAGAAACCATAATACGGCGCGTGATTGTTGGGGCATCAGAAGCGCCGGATTGCGAAGCAAAAGTTGTCGCTCTAGACCCCAAACCAAGTGTTTTATCCCAATAATACGGGGTCCCGTCATAGACGTTGAAGATCAGATCTTCGCCCCAATTATCCTGTGTGTACAGGCGTATGTTGGAACCGGTGGTGGCTGCGGTACTCGAAGATTCTCCCCAGCCTATAAACTCGTTCGCCTCTTTGACATCAACCCCGTCATCGTGCGCCGCAGCCAAGGTTCCGCGGGCCCCCCTAACAACACCCGCGTCTATGGTGTTGCTGGATTTTCCGGTGTATTGAAGCAGCTCGTCGTCAATGAGCATTAAGCCAACAAACACTACTGAAGCGCCACTGGAAGACGTGGCCGCAGTCGTTCCATCATCCGCACGGGTCAGATCACCAAAAACGTTCCCAGCATTGGTTCCGTACCGGATCTTTTCGCTCCCGATTAATACGGTGCCCTTGTCAGGAAACCCGCTTGAATCGGCTGCCTGTATAGACGAACTTACGATGGTCAGATCTGCGCTTGTCGTAGTTGATGCGGTCTCGAATAAAGCCGCACTTGTGAGTGTGAAAGAAGTGACACTGGCATTTATGCCGCTGCTGTCGTTCAGGGTTGTCTGTGAATAACCCGTGGTTAAACCACTCCAAAGGCCTGCTCCGAAACCTGTTCCGGAAACAACAGTACTGAGGCCGGTATTGATCTGGTAGTTCGCGATAACCGCAGAGCCACCACCCGCAGTGGACCCGGAGCTTGCTGTACCTGCGGTAGTTATTGTGTAGCTATTAGAATTAACAACGGTCAGTTCATGCTCGGTGTTGAACTGCGCGGCGGTGATCCCATCCGTGGTGGTGGCTCCGCTAAAAGTTACAAAATCTCCTGTAACCGCACCGTGCGCTGCTGCCACAACCGTCACCACTGAACTGCTAGCCGCGCCAGTGGTTAAAGGGTTTGCTCCAAGGGTGACCGTGGACCGGATGGGCGTAATGTCATTATACCCACCACCCTCTTCTATGTAGACCTTGGTTTCTGTCCCAAGGCCCATGTATTTTGAACCATCCAGCGCAGCCCACACATGAAGAGAACGTCCCGTACCGTTTATCACGTTGCTGCTCAACCGCTCCCAGCCGCCCATCTTCTCAGCACGGCCCTTCCGAAACCGTATTAAGTCCGAGTTAAACCAGCCGTTTTCGTCTCCGTAAGACGTAGTCTCGCGGTTGATTCCAGGCCGGAAGGGTATCTTAGATAGTGGCACCTACTACCCCAGTTCTGGCCAATCGTAAAGAATGCCAGATTCAACATTACCGTCAGAATCTTGGACCACAAACAGCGAATTTATTGCCGCAGTGTTTGCCGCACCATCTATCGCAGCTTCCATCTCATCCCCCTTGGCGCGGGTGGCATCTCGCCATGTTTGGACATTGCTCGGGATGGCGGTGCCTTTGTCCGCTTTGCGGGTTATCACCCAATCGTTTCGGGAGAGCCGTGAGTGTTGCTGGGATTTAACTTCGTTTTTTAAAACCGACTTAACGCCTAGCACTAGGCTGTCGCCAGATCCGCTGTCTGCGAGGTCTTTTGCAGTGGAGGTTACCGTGCCATCCGCATTGTGCGACCACACATAAAGGCGGGAATCTGGCGCGGCTTGCTGGACAACCTCGGTGATGCCCGCTGCGGTCCGCTGCGGTCCGCTCCACAGATCCCAATTTGGCGGATGTTGGACGCCGTTCTTGTCTATCCACGACTTGCCCGGCTGAATGCTTTTGCCGTGGCAGCAGGTAAAAGTTGAACTCATCCTATTATCTCCCTACAAATATCAGAAGCGGCGGGGGCCTATCCTGCGTATTGTCGCTTTCCTTCGTTGAGGAGCGGTCGGAACCCTTCCGGGGGGCTGCGATAACATCGCCCGTAGCGCCCGCGTCCGCAGCGCAACCCTCTTCGGCTTCGGCTTCGGCCTCGGCTTCTTAGCAGCGGGCTTCTTAGCAGCGGGCTTCTTAGCAGCGGGCTTCTTAAACGGAATATCCCGGATCCAGCCGACAGCTCCAGTAATTGGATCTTTGGCTCCACGGGTCCAGCCGCTTCCTTTTTGCCCTCGCCTCTTAGCAGTCCGCTTCGGCGTCACCCGCTTCGGCGTCACCCGCTTCGGCGTCGCCCGCTTCGGCGTCCCCGACTTCGGCGTCCCCGGCTTCACTTTTTTAGGGACAAGGGTTTGCGTTTCCTCTACCGGCTTCTTCGCGCCATAAGCCGACTTATCAAATCCCTGGTGGGAGCCACGGAAGCCAAACCCTTTCGGCTCTTTCTTATACTTCGCCATTAGCTTCTACTCCTTTTAAACATCAATTGACTCGAGCAATTTCGGCACTCGTTGAGTATACCCGTTTTCTCTGCTTGCCACATTGTTCTCTACTAATCGAGTTCATAAGCTGCCAAGAGCATCAAATTGTTATCTGACCCGGAAGAGGTACAAGTGATCGTTGGCGTACCCGCTGTCGTGGAAGATGCTCCGGTATTAGCCAAATTCCCAGAATCCGTGGGTGAGTCCCAGTCCTCCGTTAAATTCACCCAGGCGAAATGCTGACTGTTAATTCCAGACCGGTCGGATCCTCCTCCTATAGCACCACCATTTGCGGGGATAGTCAGAGCAGCGGAACCGGGGTCTGCGGAAGAGGAGGCACTTGACGTAAATGCGGCGTTATAAAAAGCGTATACCCCGATGCTGCAACGGGCTTGGCTGTTTGGCCAAACGACTACAATGTCCCCGGTTGCGCCGGAAGGAACAAGAGCATCCCAAATGGAAATCATGGAATCGCCACTAGTCACGGCGCCTCGTACCGTTCCAGAAACCCCGTTGATTGTAACGCTTGTTGCATCCCCCGCGTTCCCACTAGCTATTGCGATTACCCCCACTCTACGTCCAGAGGCGACAGTTCCTAGATTGGACGAAGAAAAGGTATAGGTGCTTGCATCAGACGTGTCCTCGTATTGTGCGTTAAAACTAAGGGAGAAGGTGGCGGCTTCGGCGGCGCCGAACCACGGCGAACCGAACATAGTCATTATGAGAACGCCTTCTGAACGGCGCCGAGTTGGATACTCCCCGCAGCTTTTACAAAATACGGTATGATATCCACGGAGTTGGCAGCGGTACTGAGCGTGATTCCCCCACCAGCCGCCGTTTCATAGTCAGTACCGAGGCTCAAGGTTCGAGAACCAGTGCCGTCCTGAATGCACATAATTACGCCCGCCTGACCGACTTGCTCCGTGGTTGGGTTGGCAAGCGTAACATTGCCAGTAAACGTAAGGATGAAGTTCTGGTTAGCCGTGAAATCCAGGGTGACGCTGCCGGTATTGCTCGTGTCCGTATCCGTTTTCGCCAGGACCGTACCAGCAAAGGTGCCCGTGGTGGTGCCTGTTGCAATAGAGAATACGGTAGCATCGGCATCATTTTTAATCGTGACATCCGTAGTAGATCCTTGTCCGGTCAATATCAAGCC